GGCGGCGCGAATGGAAGTGTCCGCAATCTGCCTGTTCGTATGGCTTTATCTGGGCGCATGAGATACAACGGAAATACCCGTTCGGCATACAATCACGAAGCCGGATATAGCGGCTGAAAACTTTGTCGAGTTTGGCCACTAAATCCGGCTTCTTTTTAATCTTGATACCTGCCTTATCGAATAACGGCAAAGGCTTTTCTTTCTTCTTTTTAGGTTTCTTGATGTAATACATATTTATAAAGCCTTATAATCATTCATACTACCCCAATAACCATATATTTCTTCATCACTCTCACCATTAAGCCGAGCTTTTTCTATTTCTTTATTCATGCTATGTGAAAGACCAGTCAAATCTCCTGAAAGACTTTCGAATGACGAACATTCTTTCGTACTATTTCTGCGTATTTTGTGTGTAATGTATTTTTCAATACTGTTGAATATTGGATTATCCTTTTCAGACATTCTTAAAGATATATATCCATAATTGAATGTAAATGGAGTATTTAACTTTTCATATGACTCTCTGTCTTTTATATGCTTATACATCATTTCAACCGGAAAAGTCATTGGCAAGCGTTCCTTCTTAATCATTATGGCTATCGCATCATATAAAGCCTGTTCTTGATCTGTCAGCTTAAACCAGTTGATATTCTCAAAGCACCACATGATATAACCAATATGAGTAAGTATGATATACTTTATCTCTTGTCCTTTGTATTTCCCAAATGTTAATTTCCGTTCTTCTTTCATAATAATTCCATTATTGGTTGTGGACGCAACGGGAATCGAACCCGCCCAACCATCACGGTTTTACTTGCTCATATATTAGCTAATTCAATGGGACAAGTGTATGGAGATATTGCGCAATTACTCCATACTAAAGCACGTCCTGTGCTTGCGCCCGTATGCCCGTCTTTCCGGGCGTTTATTCATGCTATTTCGTTATTTTTAAAAACTCAGGGGCAATTCCATAAAGTGGTGTACGGCCATCCCATTTATCTATGAATTGCTTATAGAGTATTTCTTTAGTCAACCCACGTGATTGAATGATAGCCTGTTCTGTTTTTAATTGCTCCAATTCGTTGCGTTTCTTCTGCTCTGCAATCTGCTGGTCTAATACAGATATATTGGTATTCACCTCATTACGACTATCAATCTTCTCACGCACAGCCTTTGAAAATTCAAGCTGTGCAGAAAAAGTCAGCAATTGAAGCCCTCTTTTCTCAAATTCTTTATCCACAATCTGCTCCAACCGCTTTTCAAAAAGAAGAGAACCACCGTCAGCCATTAAACTGTCTGTCTTGTGCTTACGGCTTTCTTCTTTGATTAAATCATAAATACGAGGTTCAAGTATATTATCTTCAAGGCTTTGCATAAACCCGTCTTTTCCTGATTCTGTATCAGCTTTATCTATATGTTTGTTATCGAATACAACATCTATAGCTCTATTCTTGATAACTTTATAAGAATAAGTAGGACGTGCGTTAAATTCAGTGTTATCAGCAGCCTTCAATGTGACAGGTTCAGCAAATTCCCCTCTTTGGTCAAACAATGGAACTTGAAACAATTCAGTGCCCCATTCCCAAGTGGAAACTTTACCGGACACTACCTTAAAATCCTCTTTTCCTTGCTTCCCATAGTTCTCCATTAGAACACCGGCATAATTAGGGGCTACTCTTTCGCATGAAGCAAATACCACTAAGGTCATACAGACCAACATTAGATTAATCAATCTTTTCATTCTTCAAATTTTTAATTAGTTTATAAACGAAATAAATCACTGTGGCTGATATTATTACCACGCCCAGCCAAGCGTTGAGGTGATTGAATATTCTGTTTCCGATAGATACTCCGACTACCAGAAACAGAATTAAATAAATTTGCTTTCTCATTGTTACACCTCAATGATTACGATGTCAGGTGCAACACCTTTGATTGCTTCAACCTGTTTGTCAATCACCTTATTCTTGTATTCTTCAATGGCCTCATTCGCACCGGCAGAAACCAAAGAAAGGGAAACTTCCCGTCCGTCCACATCGGCGTAGATTTCAACTTCGATTTCTTCACAGGCAAAACCTTTGAAAAGAGGGATATTCAGTTTGAACGATTTTGGCAGATTGGAATCAACCACTTGAGAATAGTTATCCGTCTTGTTTCCGTTTTCCTCTTTACTACGTTCTATATCCTGGTTTACTTTCGCCTTGAAATTCTTCAAAGTAGAAACCAGCATCATGTTCTGTGATTTGTCTTTGAAGAAAGCACGGTGCATCTTGAAGAACTGGGATAACTTAATAGGTTCCCATTTCCTTTCCGCATTGATACCGAACTCCTGCATTTCCTTTGAAGCCTGTAAAACTCCACTAATTACTGTCTGGTAATAATTGGTTTCATCAATAGTCAAAGCCAGACACATCTTATCACGGTTCACAATGATATTGGCCGATTTCTGATTAATCAGTTCGACACGCTTTTCCAGCCATCTGAAGGGTGCTTCTATCGTTCCATTGATAACTACTCTCTCCGGTTCTTTCGGGTCAAGGGCTACGGATGCTTTACCTTCTCTCAATACTACTTCGATGGGGGTACCATTGTACTCTTTCGGTACTACCAAATTGATTTTGTTTTCACTCATGATTCTGTTCCAGTTTTACGGTTAATACTAAATACTGTCTTCTGCATTTCTTGTGGCATGATTGGGCGGCTATAAACCAGTTCACCTAACTTGTTGTAGAATCCTACCATCTTTTCTTTATGGTATAGGAATTTTGCACATTCTTCATTCTCGACGAACTCCGAACCTCTTTTGATGTGGTCCAAAAGTTCCTGTTTTTCTTCATTCAAAGGCTTTAGGCGTTCTTTGAAACTCTCCATAGCCTCTTTCTTCTCCATCTCGACATCGTTGATGGTGATAGATACCTCAGCCAATGTTTCTTTCTTCTGAGCCAGTTCTTCGGGGGTGAATCTGTGGGTGTAGCCGATTTTCTCCACTGCATCGGCGTTGTCCTGAAGGAACTGCCATCGTTCCTGCTCAGGAATGTCTTGTCCTAAAAATTTGTCCATAATTATCTATAACTTTTTACACCGAACCTATTATAAATCTTTTTAGCGGTACCCATACCATTATAAACAGGGATGAAACTTCTTTGTAAGGCCTTCTCTCTTTGATGAATGCCGCTTGAATTAGGATTAATTGACTTCTCTGGATTAAAGAATCTTGCTACATCTTGGGGAAATTTTCTTTTTTTCATAATCTCAAAATTTTAGATAAACTCTTTATTACGTTCGATTTCTTGTTGTGCAAAAATTAGCATCTGCTGTTCGTTGGCAGCATATCTTACGGTTTATAATCTCGTTTATATATCCATCTATATCCTCCAGCTGTTGAATGCTTTTTTACAGCACGCCATATGCCACCATGATGAATACCAGTCTGCCTTTCTGCTTCATTTGTTGAGGGATATTCATTAACAAAATTGCCGTCTAAATCCAACTGTACGACAGGTATAGAGCATTTACCATTTTTATTGGCATTACCTATTTTTTGAGAATGCTCTTTTGATAGATGTTTTCCATAAAAATGATGTTTTGCTCCTATTTTGCATTCACTCAATCTCTTTTTAGTAATCGGGTTATTTTGATTTTCCTTTATTGTTACCCATCTTAGATTTTCAACTCTATTATCCGTTCTATTTCCATTTATATGGTCTATACACGTCTTTCTTAATACATTTTCAATAAAGGCGGCTGCAACAAGCTTGTGAATAGGAATTGTTTTCCCTTTACTGTTCTTTTTTAAACAAACTGTTAAATAGCCATACTTATTAGGTCTTGGTTTGATACTAACTCCTTTTCTGAAAATAACTTGTTTATTTTTTAGATAAGGAGCATCATACCATCTGTCTTTTGACCTGACATTGCCTTTATTGGATACTTGGTAATATTCTTCATACCCTATAATATCCTTCCAAACTTCTTCCATAAGAATAGTTTTATAAAAATTCTTTATTATTTTCTATTGCCTGTTGGATATGGATTAAAAAATCACGTTCAGAACTACTTGGTAAGTAAATACCGGCCACAGATGCGCTCCAGTTACGAAAGCGGTCAATGCTCAAAGTCATTTCACCTGTTGTCAGTTCTGCAGAACTTCGCAGATAGGTTACTTCCTTGCCTTTCTTGTTGACCGTCTTTCTCTCAAACAAATCACGGTTGCAAGTCCTTTTGTAGAAGTCTATCTTTGCTTCATCAAGGCTGCAACCGTACTCACTGCCGAAATACCCTAAAAGCAGATGCAAATAGCTGTTCTGGGATAGCGTGCGGTTAGGGAGCTTCTTTCTCACTTCCACAACTGCATGCTCCTGGAACAGCTTGTTTACATAAGCCTTGAACTTGGGTATATCGTATTCATTCTTCAGATTGAATATGCTCATAGGCTAGAACGGTAAGTCATCTTTGGGATTTCCATTCGCATCTACATCAGGTGGAAACGCCTGTGCCATGGTTGGCGTTTGTGTCGGTGCCGGTTGCTGTGCTGGCACGGATGCTGGCTGGTGCATTGGCTGACGGCCTTCCAGTTTATAGCAGCGGATGGACACCATGCGTTTTAGTTGTCCGTCCTGATTTGTCCATTCCCGACCTTGCAGGGAAAAGGAAACCGTTATTACATCACCGGTTCTGAACTGGTCAAGTTCGGCACATTTGTCACCACTTACTTCAAGTGGCAGGACGTTCTCGTACTGGCTTCGTTCACCTGTATAGGGGTCATAGGTTGTGGCATCAAGAATAAATTCACGTTTCACAAACGGGTTGCCACCGCTTTTGGATGGGATTTCTTGGGGCTGGCCAATATAGACCAGCCGTCCGGTTATTTGATTAGGCATAATATATAGATAGAAGATTTGACGAATTAACTCTAATATCCATCAGAATTTTTCGCCGTTCATTTGTTATCAATGCGTAGGCACAATCTCTAGTAAGATAGGTCAGAAGTCCATTTTGTTCACCTCTAAGCTCATAAATCCTTCCATTGTATTCAATTTCATCCATTTATCTAGTCTTCTGCAAAAATTTTCTTATCGGTTATCAAATCTCTGTTGTCATTCAAGAACCGGATAAAGTCCTCACAATGATTTATAAGGATAGGTATATCCCGTGCCGGTACGAAAGTGTAGCTTTCAGTATAGGTTGATTTGAAGTCCGTAACATTATACTCAAATGACCTTACATCACTTCCGTTCTGCATCAGACAGTATGGATAAACCATGTGCTGCCAGTGGTCTTTGAACTTACCTACATAGTAACTTCCGGTAGTCTTGATGTCATGTACTGACATCGGCATCAGTTCATCTATATAACCATATAGAAGAACTCCTCCGAAGCATGTTGGCAAAACTGCTTCAACCCGTTGCTGGGTCAAGGCCCCTTTGTAATAGTCTGCAAACTCACGGCAGATTGAGATAGGGAAATCGAACTGACGGCATTTATAGGTGGCTCTCAGCCCGACCAATGTCTGTCTGCCATCCTGCATGTCTGACAATAGTCTTTCCACCTGTACCTTGTCTGATTTCCTGTTTTCAACCATACAGTCGACTACCTCATTGAAAGCCGTTCCCTTGTCGGCTGCTTCACTATCAAACGGGACACGGTTTATAGTGTCAATCAGGCTCTGAAACTGCTGCTGTCTGAACTCTTCGGGGGTATGTGGGGGATTCTCACTGAATCCCCAATACCTTTCCCAGATGGCATCACTTTTCAGATAGCTTGTAAAGGCATCCAAAAGTGTAGCATAGAACTTGAATTTAGGCTGCTTTGTCTGCATAAGTCTTTGTCTCTTTATCGAATACCAGCCCGAGAGCTTTTACTTTTGCTGAAAACAGATTTCTGGCCATATTCAAGGAACTGCCTACATGCTCAAACTCATTAATTCTTGACGCAAACTCATTTGCAGAACTGGCATCAGTAATAAGTTCGATGTTCTCTTTGATTTCAGCTATGACCTTATCATACCTTGCAGCTTCTTCTTTCTTTACCTGCAACATGCTCAGGTAGGGCATAATTACCTTTGCAGTGATAAAGTCGTTCTTGGCAGTGGGATTTCCATTCTTGTCAAGAATTGTAGGCACCTGCATCAGTCCCGGCAAATTGCAGGTGTTTTTCCCGTCATTTCTTGATGTGGGGTCAAATGTGATTGTACGCTTCTGCACACCGTTCTCATTGCGCATTTCCAGATACCCCAGCAAATCAAGTTCCGTAACAATAGAGTTGTACGATTTTTCTCTTAAAGCAGGTATGAACACGGTGTCGTCACCTTCTTTCCGAGTGTCACGGTGGGCCACAAACACTACGTTCTTGTTAAGTGATGAAAGGGTTCGTGTCATCCATGAGAACTCAGCGTTGATACCTCCCCAGTCCTTGATTTGCGGCTGTCGTGTACCGCATTTGTAAGAAATGATGAAATCCATCATCTTTCCGATGGTGTCCACAACTATTGTCTGATAGGCCGAAAGGTCTTCCTGCAATACCTGTTGTACATCCTGCCATGAACTTACCTGTACGATGTCTATACCGTCCAGATGTGCCATATTCACACGTTTCACACCATTGTCAAAGTCGAGCAGCAGCGGTTTCGGTGCGCTCAATGCTACTGTTGTCTTACCCATACCTGCCTGACCGTAAATCATCATCTTAACGGTGGAAGGAATTACTAATTCATTGGATTTCTTAATCAAACTCATAACGCAATAGTTTTAAAGTAATATATTAATACATCAATTTTGCATGTTTTATCACGTCCCAGGCATTACAAGCCCATCTGCTGTGTGGCACGCCTTCTTTGGTCTTGTATCTTATTCTTCCGGATTCGCACAACTCTTTCAGCCTTTTGAGACCGCCTACTATCGAAGCTGCTTCGTATTTCCCGAAAGACTTGTTGTTTAAGACGATTTTCAATACATCTTCGTTTATCATAAGCATTTTATTTTAAGCAGATAATTGCCGAAAAACCCGGATACTCTGTTGCTGATACCCGGTATTTCACGTCCATTTTGTTTTTAAGTGTCCCGATCAAGCGGAGGTCACGATTGCGGCGTGATGCTTCCAGTTTGATTCCGGTATGCCGTTTCTTGTCATAGGGAACCTTGTAGATGTCCCCTTTCTTCATTTCATCAAAAAGACGTACTGTCTGGTAGTTTTCGTCTACTGTAATTTCTCTAACCATAGTTTAAGTATTTGATTGTTTGCTGGCAGAACGGGACTTGAACCCG